ATATCGTTACGTTTTAACGCCCATAGAATTCGGCCTTTATACGGATCTATTTTAATGCCCGCAAGATTCGCCTTTTATACGGATCGATTTTAACGCCCACAAGATTTGCGTCCTTTATACGGGAACTTTAATATGCCCGCCAAACTGATTTAAATATTTCAAAAGAAAAACCAAAATGGAAAGCAAAAAGACCCCCTGTAGATTCACTCTACAAGGGGTCCAATGCTTAACTCTATAATTACTTCTTAGATTTAGAAGGAGTCTTCTTTTTAACTTCTTCTTTAGCCTCGAAGTCTTTAGGACGAAAAGCAAGTGTTTCAGATTCAGGGTTAAAACGAATCTCAACATTTACACCCAAACGTTTAGCCTGAGTACGAACACGTTGCTGCCAGTTATTATAATCTTCTGGAGTGATACCAGAAAGTTCAAAAGGTTGGCCGTTGCTTTTAATCGATTCAACTAATGCTTCTCTTACCATTACTACCTCTTCAGTCTGACGACCTTTACGGGCAATAGTAGGGAAATCTTCAATCTTGTTAATTGTAACCATTATAATCTTTAACCTTTCGGTAAATAAATACCGTCAATACCAGAGAGGGGGCTGTCCCCTCTCGCACCCCTCACTCTAGCACGTCATAGGGGCTATGTGGGGGCAGTACAATAAGAAATTTTTACTCGTAACACAGGCTCAATATATGTCTCAATAAACACCGGAAACGTATGTTTCAACGTAAGTGCCAACAATAACCGCCACGCGACCGTTTGACATAATAATAATTATTATCAAACTTTAGTATATATTTTAGAGAGACCCCTCGTTATCGAGGATTAAATCAAATCTAGCCAGTTTTTAATATCATCAGGAATCATGTCAGATTCTGCCTTATCGTTAGTTAAGTCTTTTCTGACTCGAAACTCTGCTTTAGTTTCTTCTTCATCCTCTAGTTCTCTATGGGAGAAAGTTTCAAACTCTATTTCAACCTCTTGCTCTACAACCAGATTGCTAATAGATTGGAAAACAGCACCAGCCAAAGCATCAGCTAAATCTTTAGTACCTGTAGCAGGGTGGTCTATCTTGTTGCCACCAATAAGGCGAAGCTTTAATAGTTCGTTCTCTATAAGTATTTCATTCCAATAACCCCGCAATCTTTTATCATAGATAGCCGTCATTAAGGTATCGTAGTCTGTTTTGCGAACACTATGAAAATCAGCATTGATACCCATAGCTTTTAATGACTGAATCATTTCGACGCTTTGCCATTGATCGAAACTAACCACTCCAACAGAAAACCTTCTACATAGATCAACAATCAACCCACGTACCTTAGCAAAGTTAATTTCTTCACCTGGCTTGGCTTCCCATGAATGAATTAAATCAACATTCATAACCGGCAGCTTCTCGACACCTAAACCTGTATTAATTTCTTTAAGCCCAGGACAATGAACCATACACAAAGCAGCCCTATCTCGTTTTAACGCTAAATCGACATGAATAAAGCGAGTATGATTATCAGTACCATTAAACCAAGGCTTAAACACTCCAAACTCATCCATAGGGTCTTCCCCTATATTAAAAGCACTACGAACAAGATCAACATCACGAAAGAAAGCATCTTCCATAGTTGGAGGTTCACATTCAAATCTAGCTCTAGCCTCAATAGGGTTACGAATATATTCAGACTCTAACTGATGTCTTTCAATTGTAGGATTAACTTCCCAAGTAGCGGCCTTAATAGCCCAAGTCTTAGGTTCGTTCTTTTCAATAGAAGAATCATATCTTTGTTGAATAAAGTCCCCTTTATATCGAGGAAACGATAATAGAATAGTTTTACCAAATTCAGGGAATCGAGACATAACAGAAAGCTTAGACATATTGTAAATAGCGCCAGCAGATCCCTTAGAACGAACATCTCCACCTTTTAGTTCAGCAGAAGTTTTAAAAGCAGAAATCTCATCCAAGATAATAGTCATAACCTCATACCCCTCCCAACCTTCTGACTCGGAGTGACCAGAAAAACATCTAATAGGGCGTGAAAAGAAGAATATCTCCGATACCCTTGGTTCAAATCCCTGCTCATTAAACCACGGTGAAGCGAGAAGCAAATTCTTAAAAGGTTCGAAAAAAACTCTTTGTGCTTGCTGTGCGTTAACAGCAAGATTCAAAAGGTCAACATAAACACCCGTAGCTTTACCATAATAAGAAAGGGGGTCTCTTAAACAATGCAAAAGATAAACAGTGTAAGCCATAGTAATACGAGCACAATGATCTTTACCAGATCCTTTTCCAAGTTGGCAAATCACTTCGTTCTGAGTATACTTCTGATACCACTCGGACCCCTCTTTCTCGCCCATTAATTTCTGAAGCGTGCTCTCTTTAAAAATCTGAGTGCTGTTCCTAACAATCTCCAATTGGATCTCTGATAACAATGGTAAACCCAAATATTTTCTATCCGAAACAAAAGTTTCAATTGAAACAGGCTCTTCTTCTAATTCCTCATGACTTAAAAGTTTATCGAAATCAGATAATTCAACATTTAATCCAAAAAACTCACTCACAACAAGTACCACCTTTTACGTTTAGAAAGACATTATATGGAGCGTATATGTATCCCCACAAACTACACTTTAACATCAGTAGCAATATCGTCAAAGACATTATATAGAGCATATATGTATCCCTACAAGACTATTTGTCAACATCAGCAGCCATATCGTCAAAGACATTATATAGAGCATATATGTATCCCCACAAAGACAAGAATAACTCAGAGTAGAGCACGAGCATTAAGCAGGAGAAAGACATTATATAGAGCATATATGTATCCCCACAAAGACAAGAACAACTCAGAGTAGAGCACGAGCATTAAGCAGGAGAAAGACATTATATAGAGCATATACGTATCCCTACAAGACTATTCATCTTCACTGCTCTCCTCGATAGTAATAATCTCTGCATCAATGACGCCCGCCCTTACAGACTCTGTATCTAGATCAGCGTTCTCCATTAACTCGAAAGCCAACGACAACTCAGAACGAACCTCGTTCGCTATCTCAGGAAAATTAGCAATCGTGTCTCTAAGAATCTTAGATAGAATCTGATTCACCGTCTCAGCTCTCTGCATGCGAGCAACGTATTCCGCATCGGCATTGTTTCCTCCAAGAAGATGATGCAACTGCGCTTTCTTGGCAGCCATCTCTCCCGCAAGCTTCAGGGCCTGAACGCGAGCAGAGATCATACCATGATCGGTTGCTATCGTAACAGTCTCCCAGGCTTCCTTGGACACCTCATCAAACTCCTCTAAGGCAGTCAGCGTGTTGTACTGTACCTTCTCAAGGAAGTAAGGATCCTCCTGTGACCGCCTATCGAGCAGTTCACGATGATCCTTGACATGTTTTCTTGCCTTCTTGGCTGTTATGTCCATTATCGTTGCTATCTCAGAAATACGATAGCCCTTGATGGACATAATACCGGCCTCTTCAATGTCGTTTAATTCATCAACAATCGAAGGTGTATTTGATTCGTTAGAGTTTTCTTCAGTCATATAGAATAAGAAAGAGCACCTGCCGGTAGCGACCCGGCAAGCGCACCCCCTCCCTCTCCTTTATTAAATAGTGCTACCACATTCACCACACATTGGGTCGTGAGCGAACATAGCGCCGCCACCAATCTCACACAATATATCACGATACTCTTGAGGTATCGTGAAGTCGTGAGTCCCAACGTAAGTGAATAGGTTAACAATGTCGTACATATTTTCTGGGACATTCCCCGGAATGGTGCTTAAGTATCCTTCATCTGACAAGTATCGCAAAAGTACTTCACGAATCTTGTTTGGAAGTCTGTTTCTCATACATAAACTACGAATAGTATATTCTGCATTGCGAACCTTCTCTTTCTGCATAGATATCAGCCCGTCAACCATCCGACGAACCTGATTCAAAGCAAGAGAAGAGAACTCACTTGCTTGCTCTAAAACACCAGCAGAGCTATACCCATCGACACGAAACTTCCTGCCATCAACATTAACAGAAGCGCCATTGTCACAAACAAGGCGATTGAGGAATGTCTTAAATACAGGAGAAGTCTTCCAGCTATCATCGTATGTCATGGAAAGACCACCAAACAAAACAGACCCGCCTGGGTCTTCGAACGTCAATTCAGGAGATCGCAACTGTACATGAAACTTACCGCCAGAAGCACCCCAGCGATGAACATACGGTGCTTCTCCATCAAACGCATCGGTTATCGCCTCAAACAGAGCATCGTGACGTACATAAGGCAAGTCTGGACGCATGAACGAGCGAACAACTTGGTCTTTGTCAACCAAAGCATTGTAAGGACGACGAGGGCCGTTGGCTAAGAAATAATTAACAGTATAGTCAGACAACTCGTCAGGCATGCGCTCAGCGTACTTTGACGGTACATCTATGAGATCGCACAACTGACGGAAGCTGTCTTTATTCAACTTAAGATTGGTGTCTTCCGTTGTCATTGCGTTATGTTTCGCAAGGTATTTAGCCTTGCCGAACTCAAACTCAACATGAGAAGTATTGTCAGCAACAGTCGCTAACTTAGTCATCAAGTCGGTTAACTCAATCTTCGGTGTAGGGAATTCCCACTCGCTCATTACATGCCTCCTTGGGCTTTTTTGTTAGATAAAGACATTATACCGGAGAAAGCCAGCAAAAATGCGGATAACAACAAATTTATTATATTTATATTATACACCATGAGCGCCATTCTCGGCAATAGCACCAACAGAGACGCGAACAAACTGAGACTTAGCTCGGAACTCACTTAAATTGGCAGCCCCAGAGTAAGATAAAGCACTACTTAATCCATTACGAATAGATTCGAGAACACCAGAAACACTGCCAACATATGGAACATAACCGCTTGCTCCCTCTATATACGAAGAACCAGCATCAGCAGAGGCCATACCTCTATAGCCCTTAAACTCCTTACCGTCAATGTCATAATGATCTCCAGGAGACTCATCCGTCCCCGCAAGCATGCTTCCAAGCATTACAGCATCCGCACCTGCGGCTAAAGCCTTGGCAATGTCACCGACGTTTCTAAGACCACCATCAGCAATAGAGGACATACCTAAACTATCAGCGACCTCTGCGCACTCAATAATGGCCGACAGCTGAGGGATTCCTACGCCAGTATTGACTCTTGTAAGACACGCTGCTCCTGGGCCAATTCCAACCTTAACGCAATGAGCACCAGCAGACCTCATTCTATACACCGCCCCTGCTGTAGCAACATTACCACCCACGATACAAACGTCAGCCCCTCGCCCATCAACATAAGAGCGAATGGACTCAACAGCATCCAGGGCGTGAGCAGAGTCTCCGTGTGCAATATCCAATACAATCATATCTATGCCGCTATCAATATGTCGTTTGATTGCTGGAAGCAAAATCTCATTAACACCAAAAGCAACAGCAGATAATCTGCCCTCCTGACTCAGCCTACGAACGCAAGCAATCCTTTTTGAGTGAATCATATTTCGATGCAGCACACCGATACCTCCACCATCATTCATGGCTGCTGCCATAGGATATTCACACACGGTGTCCATATTAGCTGCCAATATCGGCATGCTAAGACTTAAAGATTCAGACAGATTAGTTGATAGATCAACATCACTACGACTACGGACAGTAGAGTACTGAGGTTTTATCAAAACATCGTCGAATCCTATATTTATATCACTCTTGGTCATCCGATACCTCTTTTGCTTTGTTGTCAATCATAGCATCCAAAGATCCACGAACATGATCAGAAATAGCATCTTCAATCAAACTCCAAGGTACAACTGTTCTAAACGCATTACCCTCTGGGTCTTCAATGAAGATAACAACCCCATCCTCTGTACATCGAGGACACTCGTCATTGTTGCTCATTTGCAATTTCCTCACGGTATAGTATTAAGCCAATAATGGCATAGCTGGCTAGATCAATAAACGAGTCTTCAACAGACTCATTCTTGAGGTCACGACCAGTAGAGGCAGACTTCAAACGAGCCACCTTGTCTCCTGCACGAATCATAGACCCAACCCAAGAAGGAATGCCCCAATCAGATGCCTGACGTATGTTCGAAAAGATATCCTCATCCTCTCCATAGTCAGACCCTTTGTTGCGATGCATAGCCTCCATCTCTTCAAGTATCTTAAAGAACATTGGATGCCCAGTTTCACGTTCAGTTAATTCTTTACTACTCACTACATAACTCCTCTTCACTAAAGCCACGAAGCTTACCTTCGCTCAGGAGGATACTTTCCTCCAACCCGTGTAGGCGAGTAAAGCGAGACTGGTAATTAAACCACCCCTCAAACCCTTCCCACATTCGGCTATCTGTATTCTTATGGAGATCAATCAATTCGTCCTCCTCAAGAATAAAACTCAGAACCCCCAGCGGCATATAGACTACAACGTCATACTCTGGGTCATTTTCGTTATCTTCTGCGTACTTCTTGAGAGACAACTGGAACTCTTTAACAGCCCCTTCTACCGACTCTCCTGCGTAGTACTCAATAGTGTCGTAATCATTTCTCTTGCGCGGACAAAAAGAGTCAACCTCCGTTATTGTCCCATACGCACGGCAAATCATAGGTCTAAAACCATATATGGTGCATCCATTATCCCAAAAAGCACAATGGCCATCGGTAGTTTGCTCAGATGCAGACCAAGATTCATCATGCATCGCCAGTACCATAGCGTCTATCTTACCATTCAGCCAGTCTTCTCCGGCCTGCACTCCCTTGTCTTCCATTATTAAATAATAGGTTTGACGCAACCTAAATGCTATGTGCGCTGCCTCTGACAGATGGATTTTTAACCCAACCTTACAGCAGTTGCCAGCGCCGACACAACCAAACTCAGTAGCGTCGTGGTTGGCCTGGAGCACACGAATATGATTATAAACCATATCGAGACTAGCAAAAGTCTCTAAATCTTTCTTATGAATAGCTCTGCGCATTAAAGACCTCTTTTCTTCTTCCTCGCACGCATCTCTTTTGCGCGCATCCTTCTCATTCTATCAACATTCTCCTGCATAGGAGACTTAGGTCTGCGCTGAGATACGCCCTTCAAAACACGACCCTTCCCTCGAAACCTAAGCAAATCATATTTCTTAGCCCAGTTATACAGAGCCTGTGGGGTGACTTCAATATTGTGGGACTGCTTCAACAACTTGCAAATATCAGTCAGCTTCATGCGCTTCTTGACGTAATGCTCATAAAGCCAAGCTTTATCCTTATATGGCTCCATTCCGGCCATTTAAATCACCTCCAACGAGAGTCTACCGATCAATATACCAAAAGACACACAAACAATCATCTTTTTTCGTCGCTCCTCTGTTGACAGCCCCACATGGCGATACCTACAGCGTCTACCATATCAACATCGTACCTGTCCGTGTCTGAGAACTCTTCGCCCAGTCGATCAACAAGAATATGACGAACACGATTCTTTCTCTCAAAACTAGCCTTCTTCTTCGCTTCCTTCTCTCCCATCTTAAGAGACCAAGCAATAATATCTTTCTTCATTACCTTCTTGTACCCGATCCCTGTCTTCCAAGACAAAGGACTAGCTTCGGTAACAGGAACCCCCACAAATGCAACAGCAGCCATCGCTGCACCAACAACATAAGATAAGACACGACTTGTCTGGAAGTTCTGAATGTACACTGTCTGTTCTATAAACACAGCATTAGGGCGGGTCTCTTTGACTAGATCAGGTAGATCATCTACAATCGTCTTAACAATGGCCCCAATGCCTTCTTGTTTGGGCAAAGTAATGAGACCAGCGTCATCAAAAACAATATCGCCTTGGCCAGTGAAGCGACAAAGCCCCCAGGCCAATGACTTAGTAGACGGATCAATACCTAGAATCCTCACGTCCTTAAGAGAGGAAAAAGATTTCACTCCATTTCCTTCCTTACTTTTCTCTCGTCCCATCCCCATCCAACAAGGCGCTGAACAAGACGCTCGCGCTTGCACTTTTCACAAATACCTTCGGCATTATAACGAGAAAGATTAGTGCCACACTTGCTGGTGGTACAGATCCTCTTAGAGTTTAGTCTATCCTTCTTGTCATAATAGCGTTGCAGTACGCGCTGATTGGTAACAATCCTACGACAAGCAGAGCCACAGTATATAGCGTTATAAACCTTAGGCCTAAACGCTACCCCGCACTCAGGATTCTCGCAGTTTCTCCATTTTAGTTCCTTCGTCATCATCTCCCCAACAGAACGCCTTAACGTCACAATACTGGCACTTGGGAGAAGTAATCTTATAAGGTCGAACGGGAAGAAGGTCATCCTCAAACGCCTGATACCATTTACGCCACTTCTTAAACAACTTATCTATGTACACGTCGTCACGTTCAATATACAAAGGAAGAATGGCTTGATTGTTCTTATTCTCATAGATAACAAATCCATCTTTAAGATTCAAGCATCTCATGTATATCTGAGCCTGTCTGATGTGATCATCCTTAGGCTTCATATGCAAAGAGCGATAATGAAAACCTTCCTGAGATATTGACTTAAGCTCTATGAGCTTCCGCCCATTCCACTCAATAATACCATCAGCAGTTCCTCGAATAGGAGGATCGTCGTATTCTAGTGGAATCTCTTCCTCAATTAGAATATCAAGACCCCGCAGATACGAGTATAAACGATCATGAACAGCATGGCCATTATCGAAGATACGATAAGTATGACCAGTGAATGTCGGCTCAGTGGCTACGCCACGAAACAAATACGACCAATATCTAGGACATTGATTAGTATAGCTCGGGTGAAAGCCATCGACCCGCTTAAAATCTCTATCATTCTTAACCTTAAGATAATGATCAATAGCATTGACCAACTTATCACTAAGAGAACCCTCATCTTCGACGGGCTCTTCTTTGTTTAATAAACGATTTAAAGATTTCAAGACATATTCCTTGCTAATAGCTTGAGGGTATTTATATTCTCCTCAAGTGCCTCATGTAAAGTATACCAGATATCTTTAGAAACTTTGTCTCTATTAGACATAATTGTTGAATTTCTTTTATAAGCTTGAGCCATAATGATAACTCTAGTCCTATAAGCTGCCAAAATAGCGGCAGTTCTGGCTGCTTGTTGCCCCAAATAATGGTTAGGGTTCTCTATGATGTCATCAACAATGCGCATCACTTCAATAAACTCTCCAGCCTTATCTCCCATTGTCTCTTGGATTTGTTCAATAGATACAACGAAATCTCCTCTACTATTCATAATCAGACCCTTCTATTAGTTCAATAAATACCGCCCAATCAATGACGGCAATCTTAGTTTCGCTATCTTCACCTAAAACAACACTTAGGCAAGGATACCTTCTGGAATCATTCCAAGAATCGTTGGCGTGTTTTCTCCAGTTCTTTAGCGACAAAGTAAAAGACTTAGCGCAATGTTTGTAGTCCAACAAAAAACCATTCAATTGAGCATCGCCTTTCTTCATGCCACGACCAGAGTTCTTTACGGCCTTTGCTCCGTCACGCTTAATCTCTTGCTTTTCGTCACGTTTCATCCTGCCAAAACTTTCTTTGAAATCTCAGACCACTGCTTGTCCGATAGAACAATGTTACCAGCGCCATTCCACTTTTTCTCACCATAATAAAACCAAGCGCCACGACGTTCAATAATGCCCATTTCAACAGCAATATCAATCATCTCACGAAGATAGTCAAGACCACCCTCCTGGGGAAGGACATAGTAATGACCGGACGTTCCGATGGCTGCACGTTGTTTTGTCTTCTCGACACTCCAAACAACCCTCTGGGAAGTTACCATTTTTGCACTGTCTCGTTCCATCTCGCTCTGAGACATAGACAAAAATAGCTTAACAATGTTATGCATGTTGTGATGAACTGTGTTCCCGTACTTACCACGCAATGTAGCGTACATCCCACTAAGGTCAACCATTTGATGAGATATAAATAACATTATATTCCGCTCTTTATTCAAGTAGTTAACTAACTTCTGAAGAAAGTATCCTTGCGAGCGAGCAGCCAATCCCATAGCCTTGCCGCCATCTGGCTTGTTATAGAACTCTTCCTTCATTAGGTTAGACAAAGAGTCGATCAAGAAAATATGTTTCTCCTGATCGTTTTCAAGGTAGGGAATAACCGCTTTTAATATATCCTCGACGACTGTGCCCTGAATGATCACAGGCTCGTCGATGTTCATACCGCACTTCTTGGCGTAAGCTTCGTTATAAGAAAACTCAGAGTCAACAATAACTGGGCGATAACCCATGCGTTGTGCCTCCGCTAGTATGTGATAGCACATAGTAGTCTTCCCAGCTGACGGTGTTCCCCACAGTAAGTGGGTCATTCCAGTATATAAGCCACCACCAAGAGCCCTATTAAGACCCGCAGATGGAGTTGGTATAACTTCAAACTTAGGCATGGTGTCTCCACCACGTTTATCAATTATTAGCATTAATCTTTAACCTCCTACAAAAATCGTCAATATCAATAATATCATCTGTGCCGCTAACTTTATATCCATCCTCGTTTTTAGAGATAGGACTGGGCTTAGCAGCCGCCCATTTTCCTTCAATGGTGGCTAGTCGCCTACCATATCTGGCGTAAACATGAGGGAAGATGACAATCTTAGAAAAACATACACCGTCCCAAACGTATACAGTAGCCATTGTAGCACCTTTGGCCGTCTTAAACGACCTCGCACTACAAACATAAACCAAAGCCCGACCACTCTCCATGATGCCAAGGCCATGATCGTAGAGCCATGCATGGTCGTGCCCTGTGCCTGCACGGACGACATCCATTGCTCTAGATACAGGGCTATCGTCGTCCGCTACGTCTCCGTAGCAATGAATAGACCGGTCACCAACCAGGGCATAGATATAATCACGTTTCTTAAGTTCATTATCTGTGTCCGCAAACACAGCGAAGGAGCCAGTGGGGTCCTCAAACTCAATGCGAACATAAGAAGAAGTTCTCTTTATAGAACGAACAACAACCTTAACGAACTTAAGGTCAGTGCTGTTCTCGTCAATGCTTGAAGCAGGAGACAATAGATCACTATTCTTATCGTCGATGTCTTGGTCTACAGGAAACCCAAGCAATGGCATGAAGTATTTGGAATGATCAAATTCAGAGTCGTGACCAATTGAACTAAAAGCCCCTACCTTGTCTAAGGCCTCAATATTGTTCTTGCGAACAAGCTTCCTAACGCATCGACCAGAAAACTCATCCATAGAAGCGAAGGGTCGCTTGGACACAATCTCGCTGATAGCAGTAGACCCTACGCCATCGATGTTGGATAAACCAAAACGAATAGATCCATCTCCCTCGTAATCAACAGAGAAGAACTCGCTAGAGCGATTTATGTCCGGTGGCTTAACCTCAACACCAAGCCTCTTGGCTTCCATTAAGTAAGCAGTAACACGCTCACGATTAGATTCATTAGCCAATAATGACCAACAATATTCTAGAGGATAGAAATACTTCAGCCACATGGACTGATATGACAGCATAGAATACGCAACAGCATGAGACTTGTTAAACATGTACAAAGAGGAAGCCTCAAAGTCATCCCACATCTTGCTGGAAGTGTCGGCGTCCATTAAGTTATTATCAACAAACTTGGAACGAAACTTATCAAACTCAGCAATGTCACGCTTCTTGCCAATAATCTTACGCAATGTATCTGCCTCAGACCAATTAAACCCAGCCAGCACAACAACGGCCTGCATCAGTTGTTCCTGAAAGATAAACGTACCGTATGTGTCTTTAAGTATGTCTTCCAATATAGGATGCGGGTACGTTACACGCTTCTTTCCTGAGCGACGCTTAATAAACTCATCTCCCTGGGTGAGCATTGCTCCCGGTCGAACCAGTGCGTTTGAAATAACAAGATCATCAAAAGAATCACAATCCATACGTTCAAGAAGGTTTCTATAAGCACCAGCATCGGCCTGAAACACTCCTGTAGTTTCACAAAGACTGAACTGCTCCAGAACATCTGCGTTGTTTAAAGAAAGAGAGTCCTCCGTAACGTCCACTCCATGATGGGACTTTATCTGACCAATACAGTCGTTAATGACAGACACCATCTTTAAGCCAAGAATATCTATCTTAATGAGGCCTACAGCCTCGGCTCCTTGCATGTCAAACGCCGTAACGTCCGTTCTGTGGTCCGCAGTGGCCTCCTTGCGGGACTCAATAGGGCATACGTTCCAGAGAGGCTCGGAGGACACAACAACGCCCGCAGCGTGCATCCCAGCGGTCCGTACACGCCCCTCAAGGCGCTCAGCGACAGGCTTTACATCAACGTATTTCTCACAGAACTCACGAACCTTAGAGTTACGAGGCATCTCCTCTAGTGTCTCAAACAGTTGGGTGATGTTGTTGATCTCCCCAAACTCAACGCCCAAGACTCTAGCGACATCCTTAACCGCAGACTTAGCTTTAAATACACCAAATGTAGATATCGAGGCAACATTGTCTTTACCCCAACGATTCTTAAGGTATTCCTTAACCTCACCACGACGCTTATCTTCAAAGTCTAAATCAATATCTGGGTAATCGTTGCGCTCGGCGTTCAAGAAACGAGAGAACAGCAGATCATACTTTAATGGATCAACCAAAGTTATTCCAAGTAGATAGGCAAGCAAAGAGCCGCCCACAGAGCCGCGACCTGGGCCAACGCCTATACCTTGTGTTTTAGCCCAGTTTACAAGGTCCCAAATAATCAAGAAATAATCAGCAAACCCAGAGCCATCAATAACAGACATCTCTTCTAATAACCTAGCATGGTACTCTTCGTACTTGCCGTCTAAGTCTAGCGAAGATAATCCAGACTCAGCTATTTCACGCAAATACCATATAGACTCAAACTTATCATCATACTTAGGAAGTAAGTTCTTTCTAGTTGAGACAGAGGCAGTGCACTTCTCTGCAACCTCCAGTGTGTTCTCAAGGAAAGCATTTTCATACCCCTTCTTCAAGAACAGGTCACGGATATCCTCAGCGCCCATAATCCAAGGCTCAATGTCATCAAAGCGTATCCGTCGATTTGGATACATCTTGTTTATCTTATCTAGTACGCTCATGGACGACTTAGAAGCACACCCCTTGTGCATGGAGGCATACTTTTTATCTCCAGCGTTCATAGAACCGTGCTGAGACAGAGTAAGAAGTACCTCTTCAATACCTATGTCTTCTTTGAATGGGTAGTGGCAATCAAGGGTGGGTACAACAAGTTTATTGTATGAGCTGGCTAAGTCAATCAGCCCCCGATTAATCTGATCAGGATTCCAAGCCTGTATCTCAAAGTAGAAATCATCACCAAATATACCAAGGAATCTTTCGGTCAACCTTTGGGCACGAGACTCATCCCCGACCTCAAGAGCTTTAGATATAGCACTGCCTCGACAGCCGGACAATGCTATTACGTCATTGTCAATAATGTCGTCAAGCATAGCAAAATCAATACGAGGCTTATAATAGAAGCCTTCAGTCCATGCTCTCTTGTTTAGCTGGAATAGACTGGCCATACCTCTATTGTTCTTAGCCAGAAGAATCAGATGGAACCGCTCAGCCTTAGCCTCTAGTTCATCATTTCCCAAGCTAGGGGTAAAGTAAGCCTCAACACCAAAGATAGGCTTGACATCTTGCTTGACGCAAGCATCCTGGAATTTCAATATCCCAGCCATGCTTCCGTGATCAGTTAAAGCCAAAGACGTCTGGCCATTGGTGGAGGCAGCGCGCGCCATCTCTTCTGGGGTCGAAAGACCGTCAAGAAGAGAGTACTCGCTATGTACGTGAAGGTGTACGAAGTCGCTCACGAGAACCTAACCAAGTCAGTAAGTTCAACAGGAGAAATAATCCTAACCTCAACGCCTCCTTCTTTTAGCAAAGATATAGCATCCTCATGACAGTACTTAGTCATAGCATATACTTCCTTCACGCCCGCATTTATTAGTGTTCTAGAGCAGAACACACAAGGAGTTGTAGTAAGATACATACGACACCCGTCCGTAGATACGCCGCTCTTTGCTGCGTGAATGATAGCATTCAACTCAGCGTGTACGGCTCTACACTTTTCAAAACTCTTACCAGACTTTCTAGCCAGACACGAATCACCACAGTGCTCTGTGCCTCTAGGTGCTCCATTGTACCCAGTGGCCAAAACATGATTGGTCTCAGGGTCCACAATAACGCAACCAACAGATCTAGAGGGGCAAGTGGCCCTGGTGGCAACAAGAGTTGCCATTCGAAAGAAGTAAGCATCCCAGCTGGGACGATCATTCACCAAATCAAAACTATTAGAATTTAAATCACTCACTTAAATACGCCTTTCAACTATTCTTAGTAACATCGACAATACCATCCAACTCACTAAAACCAACAGAACTACCTATACGAGGGGCCCACCAAGGATGGTCGATGGCAAACCCTTCATTATAGTCTCTATCAATACAATACGACTTAAGACCTATTCCGTTCATTAGATTAACCTCCAATGGGTTATCTCCAACAAACAAAACATCGCAATCCTTACTGTCTTCAACAAAAGAAACTATTTCATGCTTCTCTCCTTGATTACAAAACATAATGTCGTTATAAGGAACAAGCCACTCATTCAGCCACCGCTCAGAGACCTCACGGACACTCTCGTCCCTGTCTGAGATGATAGTTATATCTGATCCGCACATAAACCAGTGGTATATAGAATACCACGCATCACGATGCGGCCTCAAGTTAAGCCAAAAGACCTCATCAAGATTCTGTTCAGAAACCCAATCAGGCCTACCATGCATCTTCAAATCAAACGATAGGCAGTAATTGTAATCATCAATGCCTTTATCTTTAGAGACATCATCCAATCCAGACTTAACATCTGCAAGAACGCTATCCATGTCGACACAAATACGCATACTTTCCTTTCGAAGAAAGCGGCGGGAAGAAAGGAGGTAACCAAACTCCCCGCCGAAAACTCACTCTACCAAGCGCCGCTGGTCTTTGAAACCTCGCCGGTTGTATAGAAAGATTCTTGGTCTTCATAAGGAATGACCTTATAGATAGAATCCAAATCAAACAAAGGAATAGCTTTATGCTCAGCCGTCTCTTCAGCGCTCTCAAGAGGAATCAGTGCGTACTGAGTGTCCTGAGCGCCACTGCCTGTGCGGCTGTACTTGTAGTACCGGTCGGTGAGCGTCCCGTAGGCTTCTGCATATTCAATAACAGTCGCTCCGATATGGCGTGGGTTAAAGGTAGTCTCAATAACACGAGGCTCCCATTTTCCTGGCTCAATCTCTGCAACGATATTAACAAGCAGGTGCGGTTTAGGAGTCCATCGCTTATCGTGGGGAATCTGTTCAGATGCCCAGCAACGATAGTTTGACGTCTCAAGGTCGGCAGTACTCATTCCTTTATGTTTCCAATTAATGGGTGATGTAATCACCTGGACAACAGAAGCGGCGCCTCGATCTTCATCAAAACCACTCCCGTCTTCCGTAAGTTCCTGACGGAACCGAATCTTATAGGTGTCCCCATCCCGAAGGAAGAGGAACCGTTTACCACCACCAGAAGAAGACTTCGCAGAAGCCTCTCCCAATGTTTTCTTCATCTCTGAAATTGTATTAAAGCTTTTCATTTTTCTCCTATGAAAATATAATGTTTATCTTATTGTTTATAATGTTCGCAATCTGACTGGCTGTCAGATCACCCGCATCCTTGAAGCCTTCGGGACACTCTGCCACAAAGACTTCCTTTCCACGGTTGGACGCTATTATAGCATCCCTCATCGCAAAACCCGCCCCATCATTGTCAGGAATAATAACAATTCTGTCAAAATGCTTTGACAGCAATGTTTGCTGATTCTTTGTAACAATGGCACCAAGTGTTGCAACAACATTCGAGAAGCCTGCCTGATGGACTTTCATCGCATCAAGACTTCCCTCTACAACTATAACCTCACTATACTTCTTTGCGTTGTTCAAGTTGAATAGAATCTTACTCTTTGGAAATCCAGCACTATAGAGATACTTAGGCATTTGGTCAGCATCAATCGCCCGACCAATAACACCAACAAGATTAAAAAACTGGTCTCTCGCTGGAATCACGACACGATCCCTATGGCGAGAAAACCCAACTTCAAAATACTGCATTGTTTCTCTGCTGAATCCCCTATCGTCAAGAGACTTCAATAAGTCAATCTCATCAGAATCATAATCAACAAAACACCCGTCAACTATTTCTTCAATGTTTTCGTCAGACTCTACGACATCATCCTTAAGGATAGCCTCAAGAAACTCATCGCTAATTTCGTCCTTAGAGAATCTGGTCTCTTCGTTTAAAAGAAGCTTACGCAGAAGACGTATGCCGCCCTTCTTCTCGCAATCAGGATTAAAGCATTGCCATAACCCATTGTTCTTGTTTATAGAGAAAGAAGGAGTATTAGTATTCTGATGGAAGGGGCAATAAGTTAAGAACTCAGACCCCACCTCGTTAATAATACTGACAGCCGCCCTGTGAAGGGTGTCTCTTATGGTTGACTCAAACGATTGCGTAGACATTATACTCAAACAATTCCTCTTCAGGAACATACGACCACTGGAACTTGCAATCTTTTACGTTTATGCCTTTCTTCCTAAGCTCACGCTTAATCTCATAAGTTATCCAACTACGCAACCTAATGATAGTTTCAACGTCCTTAGCTTTTCCTCTATAAGTCTTAACAGTCTTAGACACCCCACTCCTCCTTCCATTCGCCAGTCTCTAAGTTCCAATCCAAGAAGAACCCAAAGTGTGTACACCTACGAACCTTGCGGCTCACCACCTGAAATATACTTGAATCCATTTCACGATGGAGGGCAAGAACCAAGTCGGCATCATAGGCCAACTGCTTGCTCCAAGCAACCTCCTCAAGTTCAGGAGGTCTGTCTGAGTGTCCGTCCTGCATCGTGACCGCAGCCACATCCACAATAGGAACATTATTCTTTACAGCCATGCGCTTGAAGGCCTTGGATAAGTTCTTAGCCTTCTCAGTCTCCGACTTGGCACCGCTAGCATCGTCAAATAAACCATGATAGTCGAGGATAACCAAATCAGGCTTATACTGATCGATTTTGGCCTGGACAAAGTTCTGGTCCGCAACATCAAGACCATCAGATGTAATCAGATAGAAAGGTTGCATCTCCTTGAAGGTATCCTCGCCCCACTTGCGGTACGAGTCTACTACTTCACTGTTTGGCCGAACAAGGTCAGAGTGAGTAAAGAACCCCTTACCGTTGTTTAATATAGTATCAATCCTGTTAGCCTCTTGTTTCTTGCCCATCTCCAATGAGATAATCATAGGACGATAGCCAGCAAGCCAAGCATTGACAGCGAACAGACGTGTAAGAAAAGACTTCCCACAACCAGTCCAGCCAAGAAGAACAATAAAGTCTCCTGGTTGCCATCCACCAAACTCAGTATCAATAACTGAGATGCCAGAAGGTATACCAACAGTTCCTCCACTATCTTCTTCGGATAGTTTCTTCAACTCTCCAAGACGATCCCGCCATTCACCAGACAAGTCGGTATCTTTAAGGTTCGTTGCGTCCTTAACTAACTGATTAGCATTGGAAACAAGATAATTCAAAGCAGTCTTTGGGCCACTACTCTTGAGCATCTCGTGAGTAGAAACCATTAACTCCCTTGCCAAAAAAGCCATAGACTCTTTTCGAGCTTCATCGATGTAGTAGGCAAGAGGCTCAGTCGTTGTTAGATACTCAAAGTCAGGGAAGTGAGATTTAATCTCAGCCTTGGCTGGGATCTTGCCATGATCATCATAGTGTCCAGATATAAATGCCCAGACATCCTGGTAGTTTATAAATACTTTCCCAACATTCTCATTCTGACATTCAACATAGTCTCCAGACTCTAGTACGGCGTTTAAAAGCTTAACTTCGTAGTTCATTTTCTACGATCCATTCTCTCTTGTGTTTTTTTGACTATACTTAAAAATTTCTCTCTAGATTCCCTTTCGGAAACCGCCCTTCCTATCATGGACGGAACATCCATTGCAAAACTGAACGCCATAACAGGACCCTTAGTCCTTTTGACGTACTGCTTAGCAACAACAACTAAATCTTCATACTCATAGGCATCAATAAGGCTATCAGCGACAGCCTCCTCTCTTCCTATATCTGGCAGGAAGAACTTATTGTTCTCCGATGACAACTTTCTCAATAAGAGAATCAGTTCCGAACCAGTTTGATTCTTTGACATTATTCACCTTCTTCCAACGAAACATTAAACGATCAAGGATGGACATACCAGAAACTACTCCGGCAAAATCCAAATCATCAATCGAGGACACGATACACGGAACCTTAGCAGGACACCCCACACAGGCCGCCTTGGCGTACTCAATCTCTTCAAAAACAGAACTGGTCCAAAAATGCCGATTATCATCAGAGTGACAAACGGCATCCTCAATCCAGTTGTCGAAGGACACTACCCCTTCTCAATCTCAGCGAGCTTAGCTTCTAGCTGAGCGTCAACAACCTCCCAAAGGCGATCCCACAAAGATTCATCATCAGGGTCACCGCAAAGTTTTGCACCAGCGTCAAGCCTCATAGATTCGTAGTTACCGAGATTCTTCGTGATCCCAATAGATACCCAAATATTACTTTCGTCAGATGTTTTCATCTTATTCCTTTTTTAGCTTCCCTGATTCTTTTCTTCAGGGCTGAAGCAGAGTGTACTATGGACTTAGCCGGTCTGCCAACCTTTCTTGAAGAAAAAAAAGATTCTAGGTCCCGAACGTCACTATAGTTGTAATAACGATAGCTAACGCCCTTATATTCAAAACGGCTGGCGGGAGGAAGTAGACCTGTGCGCTCATATTCACGCACAGTGCCTGCCTTCCTCCCGACCAACTTCGCTACCTCACCAATGGTGAAGATACGCTTACGGAACAAAGCAGATCCTTTATACTCATCAAAATACTCATCACCCGTATCGAGTCGCACAAAAAGAACTTTGTTCTCTCTACGCAAGTATCTGATAGCTTTAACGACAACATCTCCTTCAAGATAGAACCCCCTAACTTGAGCGTTTATCTTGTTGGCGAACTTATCTAGATCGTTCACTCAGTAACCTTAAATATACTTTATTCTTACTTTTATCCCAGTCTACGATCAATGGCTCAATACGCCACCCGCACATCCAGCAAGAAACTTCGATCCGATCCTTAAAGGTCTGACCTTCCATAACTTTTCCTGAACATTGCGGGCACTTAATTGAAGCCCTAATCTTTGGAAGATTTCTATTTGTTTTATTCATTAACGTAACGTCGAAGCATTGTTCGGATCACCGAGCTTAGAAGCCGCAAGGCCTTTAAGAGCAGCGATTAGTGCGCCAGCACCAGCGATACTAGCAGTCTTAGTCGTTGACAAGTCAGCGACAGTAAATACTGCTAAAAAGCTCTGAACAGCAGTCCACATAGCCCTTTCTATAATATCTTTATAAAGATCCATTATTTTATACCCCCTTATTAATTATTTACCCCCCAACAAAACACATTGAGGAAGAATTTACCCCTTATCCAGCCAAACGGTATATTCAGCTGTGACCATGCCTTTGTCTGGATTAACAAACATAAGAGGCTGAGACGGGCGACCAATGGCCCCCAATGCCTCTACGGCATACTCGTTAGTAGACTCAGTAGAACCAGACACTCTAAGAGTGACCGTATTCAATGTCATACGAGTAGGTTGATGCCAATGACCAATATAGACATCATCAAAATGCTCCCGGATAGCACCAACACGCCACCCGAAAATCTTCTTCTGGAACTGGTAGAACGAACCAAATGATCGAAACTGATCTCCATGAGCAAGCAGGCAAGAATAGTTTCCTATCTTAGGTATCGCATACCACTTACCTTCACCCCGCCCATCAGGTATCTCAAACGTAATTCGTTCCTCGTCCTGAAAGATGAGATCCATTATTCGATACAACATCCGGTCAGCATTCGTTTCGGGATCATGATCCTTACGTCCACGGCCACCAATAGCGCCGTGGTTTCCGATAACAGCAGTCACCTTGACGCTACGGAAGTTCTCCAGCATCTTCCTGAAGAACGAAGTCATGATGCGAGGACCATCAACAGTCACCTGGCGATACAAACCGCCATCAATTAGAAACGACTGTCCGGGGAATATGAGTTCCCCTTCAATGATGTCTCCAAGTATCCAGACTTCAAGGTCTTTAACCGGATGGTCTGCTCTCTGAATCTCAGTCAAAGAAATGACCTTATCAGCGAACAAATCAACACGCTCCTCGCAAGTAGCAGTACTGTAATCCGGTGTCACTTTAGCTAGCTGCCAGTCGGACAAAACCGCAACAGCAACTTCTTCGCCCTTAGAGCGCTTATCTGCCTTTGGAGGCTTTGTCGGGGGAACAACATATCGATCCACCTGATCGGTCACCGCACGGTAAACAGAAGCAGCAAGGTCGTCTTTCTTTCCTTTGACCTTCTCGTACTCCTGTACCAGTTTCGTGTAGGCAAGCTTTAATTCAACTTCATTATTGATTTGGACATCATCCATAGGGCTATTGGGAATGCCAAAATCATTCTGCTCTCGTCGAAGAGAACAAACATCTCGACATTCCTGCTCCTTTCTGCAGCGCGGGTCAGCGTACTTTTGGTTATGCGTATTGGGCTCGAACATTACGTCGCACCCGTTACCTTGACATTGCTTCATAGAATCTCCTGACTCAATTAGAATTGATGATATCAGCTCTCGTTGCGCTTAGCAACGCTAGAGCGTCTACTTTTAAGATCGCGCTTAATTACCTTCTTGTGCTTCTCTCTCATCTTCTTCCTCATATGGTCTTTATATTCCAGTGGCTGAACCGCCCCTTCACGATGAAGAGCGCTGTGTTCACCGGCAGTACAGAGAAAAAAGTTAGAAACCCGATTATCATCCTTAACTTCGTTAATGTGATGAACAGACTCCCAACTCTCTAAGTGCCTACCTAAAAACTTTTCCATAACAAGACGATGCTCATAAACATACCCATGAACCTCATACGGATGCTCCGGCATTCTTACCCGGATATATCCTTTGTCATCAACGTACTTGCCGCCATTCCAATTAGAATTGCCCTTGCCTTTACGGGCTTCATTGCCCCATTTCAAATCATCACGGCGCGAAGCGAGAGGCTTACGACGAGGCACCGGCATCCTCGACCCACAACTGGATAGGGGCAGTCGCTGAGGCGGATATCTGATATGTGCCTGTATCTTCAGCAACACGGTTTGACTGAACGATGGTTGCTTTAAATTCGTGGGGAGTTGTGTCTCCACCAGCGGTGTCAATAATGATACTATAAACCCCGCCACCAAAATATCGAGAAGAAAGAGTCGGGTTCGTAGACATAATATTAAACGAAGCCAGAGTCGTGTCTGTAGAAGAAACTGTCTTAATGAGACTCAATGTAAAATGAGACCCAGCGTGTCCGCTTTGTAAAATAATATCAGGAATCTCTAAACAAACTTTATAGTATCGAGAAGCCTCTAAAACAATCCTCTGATCTGAGCTGCCACTACCAGAAGTGGAGTTAAGAACAGAAACGACATAAGTCGCATCAGTCAGCCCAGTATGAAGAACCGTATTGGTTTCTGTAGACATCTGAGCGGTAAACTCATTAACAACAAGAATGCCTTTAGCGTACCCGCCAGTAGCAGATTTAACGTCAAAAATGTTTGTTGTAATTTGTTGTAATCGACCAGCAGTAATTGGTGTCGCAAGCGTCCAATTTACTTCGTCGTAGTTTTGATAGTCAGCCATGATACTCCATTATACACCATATCTCCCTAAAATTCCACACCATAAAGTACATTATAGTGCCTCTAAAGAGGCAAGTCTTGCGTCTATTCCGTCTATAGTGTCAGATAATTCTTGAATTGCTTTTACAATTGGAGCAATGAACTCAGGATACCTAAGTCCCTGAGTGGCTCCAGCAGGTATTACTGTTTTTGTTCTATCCTCTGGGGCCTCTCCTGAGTTCTGATCCTCGACTGTCCATGCCTCTTCTTCTTCGTATGCCCCGTCTATCCACAGCGCCATAGATTCTGCACTCCCCCCAAGCAAAGCCTCTACTTCTTGGGCGATAAAGCCATGATGATTTCTCGCACCAGCACGACCAGTCGCTCCCTCTTTCCAAGTAAAAGAAACTGGCCTCAGACCCTGTATGAATGCCAAACCCAGAGAGGCATCCGTGATGTTCTCTTTTAGAGACACGTCGGAAGTGGTTACCCCCCCTCTTGCGTATACATCGTCCCAGTATCTACTAGAGGACCCAAGATCCGACCC